GGCTTCCTCAACATTGGGGACTATTGAGAAGAATTCCGCCTTGTTAGTTGGATTTGCTTCTGATGGATTGTAGCCAAAGGCTAGACCAACACGTCCGCCGGTGGTTGACCCACTGGAGGTGACGTATTGGACGTTCAGCCTCTTCACCTTGTACTGTTCGTAGTTGGTGGCGACTTGCGACATCCATGGGAATGATGAAGCTAGGCCTGGATTAAGATTGTAGGATGTCACACGTAGTGTGGTGGATCCTACAACGGGGCCTAGATATTCCCGGTGCTTGATGACAGTGCTTCCACCCCCGCGTGTGCTGGAGCTTGGCGCTGTCAATGTCATGGTTTTCGAATACGCGGCGGATACCGCTCCCAGCTTCTTGTTGCTGGTGTTTCCTTTCTTCTTGTTGTTCTTGTTGGTCATGATTCGATTCTTTCTGGATAATTTTGTAAAAAGCGTAATCAACTGGTCCTTGGTAAGGTCCGGTTCACGCACGACTTTGGATTGGGGAGGTGGTTGCCCATTTCCCCGTAACCGTTTTCCGTCTTCTGGGACGAAAGCCCGGCCAATACGGTTGGCAGAGACAAGGGCCGCGGCGATACTCCGCACTACTCCCTTGCCCATGTTTTCGGCTACAAACTCAGAATCGGCCTTGTTGAGCTGTTCCTTTGTTGTGGCCTCCGCATACTTCCTGTCATGAGCTTTGCATGTGGCGTCGAACGCATGCTCGGCCGTGGCCTTACCGGCCACCGATTTCTGGATCTTTCCGTCGGACCAGTAGGGTCCGCAATAACTGCCTGACATGGTAGTTAAATCTTAAAGTCTATTGGTAAAGTAGAATCGGGTGGCAATACATTATAGTCTATCACGAAATCCTTGAAGAGGGCCTCGTATTCTCGTTGCTCGTCGGGTGTAAGGCCGAACGCAGTCATAAAGGAAACACGAGTGTTGTCCCCAATGGGTGCGTAACCGCCCTCCATCCTCCTCGATAGCATTGAGAATCCAGATTGCATCTGTGCTGACTGCATAATGTTTGATACCTTGCTTGACTGTCTATCAAGAAGGTGGTAGAACTCCTGGACTACGGGGATACCAGAGGTGAGCGACGCTCCACATTGTCCAATTGCCTTTAGCCATGTTCGTGCTGACTTCTCGTTTTCTACCGAAACGAGGGCCATGGTGTCTTTGGCGAGGGATTTGTACAGATTACGCACCATGACCACACCGCTGTCGGTGCGGAAGGGGTGCATCTGACAGAATTCGATATGTTCAAGTTCGTAGACCGGTGTTTCCACGGTCATCCTGAACCCAAATTCTAGAAACCACTCTTCAAA